ACGCTCCGGACGCCCACGGAAATGAGCGAACGCATGAGCCGCGACGGCATTCCAGTGGCCCGCATTCGTCAGTACATTGCACTCGAAAAGCTCCTTCGAGAAATAGAGTGTCACACGCACCGCACGGGCGTGTCACATTTAGGACAGGCGCTCATCGTGTCGAATAAAATCAAAGAGGCTTTCCCCGAGTACAGTTGGGCGTGTCATACGGATATTTTGAAACGCGTGGCCGAGCCTAATAAAAGCTGGAGTGATATTCCAAAGTGCGCGCACAAAGAGCGATAGCTTGGCGAAATTGTCCCAAGTGCGGCTCTATTTCTTTGTATTTGTCATAAACAAACAAGATGAGACCGTGATCATCGATCCCACGTTGTTTGCTGAAATGTTCTCTCGCCTCTTCGTCGTCTGAGTAGCTCATGAAAGACGCGTCGCAGTAGAATTCGCGTTCGAGCTTTGACACTTGACCTTCATCGTCTCTCCCTGCTTCTATGTACGCACAGATCGCGTATATGAGGGCATCGGCGAGACTCGTCTCCATCTCCCCCATGAAATTACCCCGGTATACGCTTAAATCCATGCCCTTGCACTCCAGGCGTCGCCCTTTCAAACGGTCCCGGAGCGCACTACGCATTTGAAACCACTCGCGCGACTCGTCTCTGCGTCGCTCGCGTCGGTCTTCCGAGCGAAAATAGCACCGCTCGCACGACTCTCGCGTCCTCGTCGAGGCGTTTCGCGGAAATGCGTCGTTTTCGCTGTCCAAGGATGTCCTTCTCGATCTGTTTCAGCGTGATTCGTGGGAGGCGGGCGTGCTTCGAAATGAGGCGACACAGACGAGCCTTCGTCGTCGTTCTGCGCGGCCTACACCCCAACCCTCGTGCGCACCGAACCAGGGTAGTTTTTCGAAGGTTTCGTGGCGTACACCGAACGCCGTTTAGAAGTAACTGTCCTCGCGAGTTCCTTGTGAGGTTTGGGAGGCGTCTTCGCCGAGTGACGACGTTCTTCCTTCGTCGCGGACGAGTGACAACCACCGGCGGGCGACGCGCAATGACGGTCTTCACCACCGGCGGCGGACGGCGCACAGTGACGGGTGGTGGACGCGGACGCGCCACAACAGGTGGCGGCGGTGCGACTACTCGCGGACGCGGACGCGGGCGCACCCCCGACGACCGAACGACTTTGACGTTTGATTTACGAAGGAAATCGGCGACTGAACTCTTGCTCATGCTTACTTATATTAGACTTACAAAAAATTTATTCCATGTCGATTCGGTCGACGCTCAGACCCATGATAAAGGGTTGATTCGTGAATTGACGACCTTCCCACATACGAGTGACACCCATTTCGACCACGATGTCCCTCGTCGAAAACGGCCCAGCATAGAAATCTGCGTTGAAGCGCGGTTTCCCGAGGTTGTTGAGCGCGCAGTGCTGCTGAAACATGGATACAAACTCCTTTTGGGGGATGCACAAGTCGGCGCCGTATCTAACCTCCGGAGCTTCCAAGAAATGAATGAGGGTCGACACGTTCTTCGCCATATCGTCCTGAATCTTCTTGAAATACTTTGGAACAACATTCCAAATGTCCTTGTCGCTAAATTGACCCGCATAATCGAGGTACGCGCGAATGCACTTTTCGAGAATGATTGGAATCTCCGCGTCCAATTTACGGTCCAAGTGTGGATCGGCTTCTTTGACCTGTCTACTAAAATTCCATGGCAAAATACGCCTGAGAATGGAGCCCGCGTTGTCGCTCCAATTAGGAATCTGGTTTCCGGCGAGGATGCCCGGTACTATCCAGACCATGCTCTTCGCCTTCTCGTGCTTCACTGCGAGTGAAACGTCCTCACCAGACACGATCGATTGGAACTCTGCCTGCTCAAGTTTGATATCACCTTTGATTTCTGGTGCGATAAACATGAGGCCGTCATAGATGCTCGACAAACCAAACTTTGTTTCGATGTTATTGGAGAGGGTTCGCACGTCCTCTGCCTCGTAGAATTTCTTACACACCTTGGTGATGATTGTACTTTTCCCCGAACGAGCGATTCCCTTCATAAACGGAATGATTTGCCAGCCATCCAAGTCGCCAACCTCGAAACACAGACGCCCAACCATACAGTACGTCCATCGACACACGTCTTCTTCGAATTTCTGGTAGTCCAGCACGCTCTGAAAATATGGTGTCGGGATATCGTACCAATCTCTACACGCGTCGTGCGACGTAAACTCTTGGTCGAAATACTTGCACGCGGTGATCGTGGGATCGAGCGTTTGGAACTCCCGCGAGTCGTACGGGTAAAATTGAGAGGTGTACGCCTGCATTTCCTCGCTCCACACGCGCGCACAGAACATGCCATTTTTGAATGAAAAGCAGTGGCGATTCTTGATGATCGCTGGGAACTGATGGTCGTTACACACCTCCAAATGGCGAATGACCTCGTTAAAAGTGCTTCCCTTCGACGTTAAATCCTTCCACCTTTCAAAAAAGATTTCCTTCTGAGCGAGCATGTATACAAATTCTTTAATCGTATAGACAGGCTCCCACGCGCGCGTAAACCGCTCACCAGCCATGATTTGTATACAACACTGCCCTTTGTAGCGGCGCATTCCCCTGAGCGCAGCTTCGTTCAAACACGCACACACGGCTCTCTGAAACGGAGACATGTCGTCCAATTGCTTGGACGTGATCGGAGTCGCTGAAAAATATTCAGGATCTGCATCGTATCTCTCGGGTGCCGCGCGGGGCTCGTTTATCCTATTGGCGATGGCCGAGTGTATGCGGACGTAGGTGAACGCGTCGGCCACTTGTTTTATCAGGCGGTTGATTCGTTCCCCGAGCGAGAGTGCGGGCATATCATCCGTGTGTAGCTTGGACAACTGCGTGCCGTCGTATGGGTTGAACACCATGTTCAAACGCGCACCGAATTGCTTTAGCTTCAGGAACAAACGGTTCGCCTTATCCTCGACATCTCGCATACATATTCTGTCAGGAAACCCCGTCGTTTTGTTTATCTCCCCGGCGTCAAAGAATTGACCGTGTTTGAAACCGATGCGCGAGGCGTCGAGTGAATTCGCGCACGACTCCTCGAGCCCCCACACTCTCTCGTAATGACAGATAGCACCAACCAAGCTCTCTTTATCAAGAGTCTGAATCGTGTTCTCGATATTGAGAATTTCAGCCTCGTCATAGGATGGGTGCTGGTCGATGAACGTCGTCATCCGCCCTCTTGATGACACCACGCCGATATTGTTTAAGTAGATTTTATGCTGGCCCGCGCGACGCTAGTTTTGCAGGGCTGCGAAAATTTTAATCAGAATCCTGTTCTGGGTTTCCAGCTGGGAAGCGATGTCGACGAGCGCCGACGCGACCGTGTCACCGGACTCAGTGGTCAGGACCCGTTCCATCAATTCCAGGGCGTCGTCGGAGGCATCCTCGAAATCAGCGAGCTCGTCCTCGTCAAACTCATCTTCGAGCAGATCGTCGTTGCTGATGTCATCGTCGCTAATGCTGATGTCGTCGTCGCTGATGTCGTCGTCGAAATCACTCGGGACAATCTCACCTTCCTCGACCTCGTCGCGCGGCTCTGCTTCTTCAATATCAATTTTAGACATAGACATTTTGTAATTGAATTTGATCAATTCTCTTTAAGCCCCTGAATTTTTGCACTACCACGGCGATGTTCCTCGCGAAAAATCCAAAAGTTACCTTCCTCCAGGCGATGTTGCGTCGAATGCGGGTCACCCAGGTGAAATTTTTTTCTCAGCGTATGGTACAACAACTACAACACAATGGCTGGCGGACTTATGCAGCTCGTGGCCTATGGAGCCCAAGATGTGTTCCTCACGGGGAACCCGAAAGTTACCTTCTTCCAGGCGGTGTACAAGCGACACACGAACTTCGCCATGGAAACGATCGAACAAACCGTCAACGGCTCCCCGGCGCCGTCTGGTCGCGTTTCTACCACCATTGCGCGCAATGGTGATCTCGTTGCGGACATGTTCGTCGAGATGAAGGCCAAGTCTGGTCTCAACACTGATACCAAGACCTCCGGTAACTCCGCCGTGTGGGCGGCCGAACGTGCCATTAAGGACGTCGAACTGTCTATTGGCGGTCAAAGAGTGGACAAAACTTACAACCGTTTCTGGCGTTTGTACGCTGAGCTCTACTTGACGAGCGACAAGAAGGCCCAGTGGGGTAAGATGACCTCTGCTGTCGACAGCACCATCTACCTCCCGCTTATCTTCTTCTTCAACCGGAATCCGGGCTTAGCTCTCCCGCTTATCGCGTTGCAATACCATGAAGTACGCCTCGATTTTGACTTGACTGATCAGTTCTCCAACTACACTGATGGTTCTACGTTCAAGGTATGGGCCAACTACGTGTATCTTGACACGGAAGAACGCAGACGCTTTTCGCAAAAGGGACATGAGTACCTTATCGAACAGGTGCAACATACCGGCACTGACTCCATCAAGGCGGGCGCGACTAAGCAAGTGAGGCTTAGCTATAATCACCCTGTGAAATCGCTGATCTTCTGCGCGGACTCGGGCGCGTCGACCGGTTGGAACTTTGCCTCCAACGCTGCGGCCGCGGATGTCGTGCTCACGACCAACCCGGCTTTGGGCACCTCTAACGTCGTTGTTTCCACCGTCGAAGGTACCGGCGCCCCGATGCTCTGGGCTTCTGGTGGTGGTGGCTCCGCCAAGCGATGGGTCGAAGATGGCGCGGTTACCGCCACTGACTCCGTCGGACCGATTGAGACGTTCAAGCTTGTTTTGAACGGACAAGACCGCTTCAAGGAGCAACCGGGTAAGTACTTCAACCAAGTTCAACCGTTTGTTCACTTCGATGGTACGCCGTACCCGGGTGTGTACGCGTATTCGTTCGCTTTAGAACCTACCGCGCATCAACCGACCGGTACGTGTAACTTCAGCCGAATTGATAACGCACAAGTCGCTATCAAGGTCAAGGACCTCGCCACGGCGTCTGAATCTCTCCATATGTTCGCTGTGAACTACAACGTACTCAGGATTCAATCGGGCATGGGTGGATTGGCCTTCTCTAACTAAGCTCGTCTTTGGGACGAACTTCACTCGTAGCAGGCATCACGCGCGTTACACGTGTTTATTTAAACCCTAAACCCTAAATATATTGATACAAACAAAATCAATAAAATAGACGTATAAAGTCGATTTTATTAATTTCTGATTGATTCTCTCGAAGATGATAAGATCTAAGATCCGAATTCAAACCCGTCACTTTGCGACGCACGCGAACGACACAATGACCACGAACGCCGTGTCTCTGCCGCCGCACAGACTCGTCAAAGTGAACTGCCGCCACATCGAGGATGTGTTTTTTGCCGTCGACGAAGAAGATTACAACAATTTTCTAAGTGAAGGTTTTGCGGCGCACTTGAGCCTGGACGCCACGGGGACGTCACCAGGTACTCCGGGAGGGAGACGATACGTTCGTACACCCAATGGTAGCGGAAACAACGTGGGCGTTCACCGCCTCATCATGAGCGCCGAAATCGAAGACGAGGCTCAGCGACGTGACTGTGAACCCAGAAGCCTCGTGGTTGACCACATAAACGGGGACGCGCTCGACAATCGTCGCGCGAATCTTCGCGTGGGCACCCAGTCACAGAACCTCGCGAGTCCACAAAGAAAGAAAACGACGAAGCATGAAACGACGTCTGATCAGGTCGGTGTTTATTACGACAAGACCAATGACCGCTGGTATGCGCGTATCAGGAAGGAGAGCAGTGTGTTGCGCGGTACATCTTTCAAAACCGAGGGGGAAGCTAAAAAATGGTACAAGATCGAGAAGGCGAAACACGCGCGAGAAATCGGCATGGACGTGGAACCACCCACGCGTCTTCCGGAGCTCGCGGAGGTTCACGAGCGCATCGACGCCTGGTACATCGCGAACGCGACCGGTGAGTCCGAAGAGGTGCGCGCGCGTCGCGTCGGGAAGAAGGTCGAACACAACCAAGGTTTAAAACGGGAGCTACAAATCAAGCGAACGCGCGAACTGGCCGACGTGACCAAAAAACTCAGCGAAGATCCAAACAACATCGACCTCATCAATAAAAAGCGTAAACTCGAGCGCGCGGAAACGGTATCTCAAGTCCGTGGTACCGGTGAAAAAATGACGAAAGAAGAAAGACAGAAGAACATCAACGAAGGGAGAGTCATTCGCGCAGCCGCTGAGCGTGCGAGTGAGCGTAAAAGACTTGAAAACTGCAAACAAACAAGTCAAGTCAAGGCGAAATTGAAGAAACTTGACATGCGAGAAAGAATGTCGAAGGCGAGACTGGAAGGGAAGCAGGTCGATGAGCAAGTATAGACCAATAAAATTATTTTCTCCGCAATGAGTACATGGGTGCAGAGAACAGTAAACCTGCCGTGAAGACTGGAACGTTGGTTGCAAAAGCAAAAGCGGAGGAAGAAAAAA